AGCGTCCTGGTGGTGGCCCTGAAGCGCGGCAAGCCCGGCGCGCAGCTGGCCGATGATGGCGCCGCGGGCGTCGTTAGCTATCGAGGTGATCTCTTTGCGCAACTGGTCAAGCCGCTCGTCGGCCGGGGCGGCCTGGATGCGCTTCACCTTGGCGCGCTCGGCGTCGATGGTTTTGTTCTTCTCGGCGAGCAGGTCGTCTTTGGCTGTGCCTTCTGCGCGGGCTTCGCGCAGCGCAGCGCGGAGTTCTTTGACGGACATAGCCGCGATGTCGTCGAGGTTCAGCTCGCCGGTTTGCCCTGTGAGGGTGAGCTCTTCGACCTGGTCATCGTCGAGAACGAGGAGTTCGAAGAGCTTGGTCTGCGTTCCGATAGCTTCCAAAACGGGCGTTGACGCCCGATTTGAAAACTTGATCGCGGACTGCATGAATCGGCGGGCGACGCGGTCGTCGATGCCAAGCACATCAAGCCGCGCGGCGAACTGCCCGTGCTCGCAGGCCTGCTTGAGCACTGCCAGGCCGCGGCCGACTTCGAGGCAGGCCTCGACGCTGCGCCGCATGTTGGCGGATATGTCGCGCTGGATCAGGTCGGGGTCGGCGCAGTCGGCCGGGAGCTGGTAGCCGACTTGCAGGGCCACGGCGCGCACGGCGGCTTCATGCTGGGAGATGGACAGGGCGCGGGCCTGGGCGTCTTGCGCCATGACCTGGTAGGCGTTGTCGATACGCTGCTGATCGAGGCCGGGCTCGACCACGACTGCGGGGGATGTGGGTTTGCGGCTCATGGTTTTCTCTTTCAGGCGGGACGGGTGAATCGGTTGCGGACGTCTTGCAGGCGCTGTTCGGTGGCGTCGATGGCGGCCCACACCTTGATGGACTGCTGCGGCAGGCGCGGGGTGAGGCGCCAGCGGCCGGTCTCTTCATCGGGGCGGGCGATTCCGGCGGTTTCGAGGTTGTCGAGGTCGCGGGTCATGGTGCCGGGCGAGGCGCCCACGGCCTTGGCCAGCTCGCTGGGCAGGTAGCCGTTGACCACGTCGCCGAACATGACCAGCACCAGCTTGACGAGACGCTGCTGGGCGTCATTGGTGTATTTGCCGGCCATCACTCGCCCCCCAGGTCGAGTTCAGGTTGATCAGACTTGCGCACGTTTTCGCGGTGCCAGGCGAGGCCCTCAAGGCCGGCGCCGAGCTTGCCGAGGGTGGCGTCGCGGTCGGTGTCGCCGCTCATGTAGCCGAGCAGTGCGCCGACGGCGCCGTTGAGGGTGGCCTGGAGCACATGCACATCGTCGGCGGTGGCGGCGCGGCCAACCGGAACGGCGATGACGACGGCGGCTTCGCAGGCGGCGAGGTAGCGCACCACGTTGTTGGCGCCGGTGAGGTGCTGCCAGGCGATCAGGGCACGGGCGGGCATGGATTCCTGCTCAAGCCATTTGTAGAGCGTGGCCGGGGTGGTGGCCATCAGCTCGGCGAGGCGCTCGATGGACAGGCGCCGGTGCTTGAGGGCGTGGGCTTTGTCGGCTTCGAAGGCGGCGCGCAGGCTCGTCGGGACGGGTTTCGAATGGCGGGGCGTCATTGGATATGCGGTGTCGAGTGGGGTTCTAAACAAATGGCGGTTTCGATGCAGCTAAAATGGCTTTTGCGTGGCTAAACTTCGGGGCGTGAAATCAACCGATGGAGAACGTCATGCCCAATTCAAACAAGCTGCTCGCCGACGCCCTTGAGGCCCTGTCTGATCAAGCTGAATCGGACCGAATGAATGCGCTGGTGAATCAATCGGCCTGGCTGGCGCTGGTGCGGCATCTGTCGGCCCAGGGGCTTGTGAACCTGCAGACGCTGGAGCAGGACTTGCTGACGCTGGGCGGCACAGAGAGTCACGAAGGCTGGAAAGAAGGTCATGAAGGCTACGCAGGCGCTGTGCGGCTTCTGCGTGGCCTACCATCAGCTGCACCGCAATGAGTTCGGCCTGGGCGAGAGAGAGCGTGGATTTGCCGTTGGCGCGCATGGATGCGGCGGCCAGGGCCGCTGCGACTTGAGGCCGGGTCGCATCGGGGGCGCTCAGGCGGAGGACCAGGCCGGTGCGGCCTTCGTGGATCACCCCGAGGCAATCGCCCGTGATGTCCTGACCGGCCACGGTGACGTAGTCGCCCGGCTGAACGTCGGGGATGGTGGAGGCGTCCCAGATGGCGCCGCCGACGTGGATGCACAGGGCGGCGTCAACACGACGCAGGCCGCCGGAAAAGGTGTGGTGGGTGGGCATGGCGAGCCTCACGCGGCGAGGGCGTTGGCGGGGTCGTTGCAGATCTCGCCGGCCTTGATACCCAGCCGGATGGCGATGTCGTGGGCCTGGCCGCGAATGCACTTCTTGCGGCCGCCCAGGACTTCGAAGACCAGGTTGGGCGAAAACTTGTTGGCGATCGCCCACTGGGTGATCGAGACGCCCTGACGCTGCAGTTCAGCGCGGGCTTCAGCGGGGGTGCGTGGGCCCGCTTCTGCCGTGGCCGGGGCCGGCACCGGTGCGAACGGTGTCGACAGGGCACGCAAGGCGTCGATGTCGGTGGGTTTGGAGGTGATTTTCATGGCGGGCCTCAGGCGGCCTGTTGTTCGGCGTGGGGCAGCTTCATGCCGAGCTTCACGGCGATGTCGTGGGCACGGCCGTAGTAGGCCTTGTCGACGCCGTTGAGCACGCGATAGACGGCCGAACGGGGCCAGCCGTTTTCCTCGGCGACTTGGGTGAGGGTTTTGCCCTGTTGGCGCAGGCGCTCTTTGATTTGTTTGGGGGTCATTACTGCGACTCCTTACATGTTGATCGGCTTGTGATGTGTAGATTATATCTACATTTGTAGATGTGCAAGAGGTGTTTATGAAATCTTTTGAAAGCGTGCTTTTGCGGCTGAAGGCAGAACTGAAAGTGCCAACCGACAAAGAAGTGGGAGCGCTGCTGGGACTGCAGGAGAAGGCGTTGAGCGCGCGCAAGCGCCGCGATGCCTTTCCAGAGGACAAACTCCGGGCCCTGGCGCAGCAGCGCCCCGACCTGAACATTGATGTCGGCTATGTCCTAAACGGGATACGGCAAGAGGAGGTGCGGCAAGCCGTTGCCAACATTCCTGTGCGTCTCCAGCAGCTCCGCATTGAGCGCGGGGCGAAGGCGGTTGCCGAGGCGATGGGCGTTACGGAGGAGGCGCTGGCGCGGATCGAGGCCGGAGCGATGGCGGCGGCGCCTGGGCAGATGATGGCGTTGGCAAAAAACTTGCCTGACGTCGATGTAGCGTGGCTACTTGGCCTGCCTGCCACAGAGGCGACGGACTTGACCCACGAAGAGGGCGTCTTGATCTTCAACTACCGGGGCAGCAGCGCAGAAGGCAAAGAGGCGCTGAGGCGCATGGCGGCTTTTTCCGCAGAGTTCAATTCGCGGAATATGTAAGAATCGCCCGCATCGCGCCGGTCAAGACGAAACGACGAAAACTGAGATGACAACCTGCCCTAAATGCGGCTACACCCGCCGCCCCAGAGATACTGCACCGGGCTATGTGTGCCCGAAGTGCGGGGTGGTGTATGCCAAGGCAGCCCCCGAAAAAACCCAGGCGCCTGCGCGTGCCAAGAAGTCGAAGCATGTGAACCCTTGGCTTGCTGGATTCATCCTGCTGGGGCTGGCCGGCTTTATCTACGCCACGATCGTTTTCGAGAGTGGGCGGCCCGCCCGGCGTACCGAAACACTGCCGGCGGTCTATAACAGCGCGTGGGATGGCTCCGTGCGGCAGGTTGAGCAGTATCTCCGGGCAACGCTGAAAGACCCGGGATCATTCCAGGCCATGGAGTGGTACGCCGTTGTCCAGCAACCGGACGGATTTGCAGTCAGGGTTCGCTATCGAGCGAAAAACAGCTTCGGGGCATTCGTTGTTGAGGACAGGGTATTTTTTCTTGGCCCGGCAGGGAACGTGGTCCGCTGAAAGATACCCTTAGGCCGGTACATTGACTGACGGCCCAATAGCACGACCGGAGACGCCATGACGAACATCATCCCCTTCCCCAGTAACGCGGCCCGGAGCTGGGCCGAGACTGAACGCTGGTTACGAGACATTGCCGTCCGGGCGGGGGTTGGTGAGGATGTTGGCCTGGCGCTGGCCACTCGCATCAAACCCTTGTTCGACCTGCTGAGCGCGCCCGTCCAGGTTTCCGTCACGCTCCCCGAGGCGTGTGCCAGCCTCCTGGAGGCGCAGGAGGAGGTGTTCGGCCTCGCTCTCCAGGAGCGGAATAACCGCATTCTCATGGAACGCATTTATCGTGAGGTCGAGGCGTACAAGCGCCACGGGATTGGGATGTGACGGCTCTGGCGCGGGGCTTTGGCCACGCGTGCCTTGCTGTGCGTCGTTCATATTCCGTTTTCTCGACATGATTTGAGGGGTGCAGCAGCCTGCATCCTCCCCTTGCGCATACGAGTTCAATAATTGACCCGCTTCAGTTATTGAGTTTGCGCGCGCGCCGGCATTCTGGCCGGCATGCCACGTCAAATTCAGTTCATCGTCATTCACTGCTCGGCCACCCCAAACGGGCGGTGGACGACCGTTTCCGACATCAATCTGTGGCACCGCGCGCGCAAGTTTCGGCGTAGCGGTGCCGCCCGCGCTGCGCATCAGCCAATGCTGGATGCGATCGGCTATCACTGGGTGATCTACACCGATGGACGGCGTGTGCCGGGGCGTGCAGCCGAAGAGCTGGGGGCCCATGCAAGCGGCTACAACACGGGCAGCCTGAGCGTGTGCCTGGTGGGCACAGACCGCTTTACCCCGGCGCAGTGGGAGTCGTTGCGCACCTTGGTGCGTGAGCTGTGCACGCAGTACCGAATCCCCCTTGAGGCGGCCGATGTGAAAGACCCCCGCGGGTTGCGCGGGGTGGTTGGCCACCGCGATTTGCCGGGCGTGGCAAAAACCTGCCCCGGGTTTTCGGTGCGGGCGTGGCTGCTGCAGGGCTTTTCTCCTCTTCCCGATCACATTCAGCAGGCCTGACACCATGAGCATTCGTTTTTCCGTTTCGGCAGCGGCGTCCGAATCGATTGACCAGGGCGTTGTGATCGACGCCCACCACATTGCCAGCGACGAGACGTGGTTCGAGCACCCGATCCGCTCGCATGCGCTGCCCATCGGCGCCAACCTGCATCTGCTGGCGCACGTTGCCCTTGGCTTTGTGCTGCACAGGGGCGAGCGCGAGGAGCTGTGCCTGTGCTTTACGCACGATGACCCGGGTGCATCGCACTGGCTCGAAATCGTTGTGGTGAAAGCGCCGGGCG